AGTTCCCGATCGTAATTTCTGAGTAGCGTTCTGCCTGCATTCCGGCTCGATTGGATGTTCAATGGGTAGAGATATATTCCCGGCGCTCTCGGAGCGACGCCGACATGCAACGATCCGATCGCAACGGCATCCGCAGTTGAGAAATCGTAATTGTACGAGTCGCCACCATTGATCGTAGCCAGCTGGCTCTTTACGCGAGTCAGGATTGTTCGTTCTGTGCTACCCATGCCTGACTCTCGATGAAATTAACGGTTTCAACTCTCGACCAATTTCGCGCTGAACTCGATCGATCGCGGGTTTCATATATGGGCGCTTTTTGATTCGGATTCGCTTTTTCAGCAAATAGAAAACTTCACCCGTGACTTGATGCACCAGTAACGGCTGCCCTTTTCGCGACTGGGCAAATGCCAATCCCGGCACATCGCGAGCCGACGCATATCGCGCGACGCCAGATCCCGTCGTAAGCGAATCGTGAACTGGGATGGTCAGAAATTTGCTGGTCTTTGGTTTGATCTCGCCACCATCTTCATGGATTCGCGCGTACGAGACTCCCTTGCTCCGACCACCAGCCTGCAACAAAATCCCAACTGTACTCCTGCCCTCGGATACTGCCTTGGCCGAAATGCTCGCTCGCAATCTACCGCTTCGAACATTTAGAACGCTGCCAGCCTCTCGCTTGGCATAGCTTTCAGCACGCGCAGCCTTTTTGATTGCGAACCGATTCAAAGTCTTGATGATCGTGCCTTTCGACGACCGCCGCATTATTTCGGCAAATTCAGCTGGTGTCAGATCAGCCATTACCCGATCCAAGTCGTGGGCAATCGATATGGATTCAGCGCCTGTTTGACTTCGGGCAACAGTTCCAGCGTACTCAATGCGGCAGTCTGCCCAGCGCTTGAAACATTCGTCTTTCCGATATGCGCGCGCGCTTGATACCAGTGAGCAACTTGAATGCATGCCGCGTGCTGGATCGCTTTCGGCATAGTCGATGACGAATATCCGGCCGTGTAAATTACTCGGATCGATCGGCGCGCGCTTGAAAACGATGAATCTTCTTTGTCGTTTCGCAGAACAATGCGCCCTTCGATCCCGTAAACGATAAAATTGTCAGCTGCGATTTGATCGGTCGTGTCGTCGTAATGTTGATCGGCATCGTCGAATATCGATGTCACCGATACAATCGGCCGAACAGTCAACTCCAACTCACGACCATCGCGGCCGTCGATCGGTCCCGTGAAATAATCATGATACGTGCCGACTTCAACACTTACCGAGCCATCGCTCTGTTTCGGGAATCCTAAATATGACGCTGCCATCGCGTCAAATCGGATGACCATTGTATCGATCAACGAGTCCGAAGCCGTACCAGATAAAGTCGGCAGATAGTCTCGAACCGTTGATGCATCGACCACGGCCATGGGCTACTCCTCAGATTCTGCGGGAGCGCCTTTCTTCGCCGTTGGCTTTTTGGGTGCCTTGACTTCGACCAGCCACGATGGGATTTCTTTCTTTTCGAAATCCAAATCGCGAACCTCACCAGCGACCCAGTGGCATCCCGATGGGAACGATCCCGATTTCGTCGCTTTGACTTTCATGCCTCTGCCTTTTTCTTGGCTGGTGCCTTTTTCTTGGCTGGTGCCTTTTTCTTGGCTGGCGATTTGATCGCCTTGTCGACCGATGGCTTTTCAACAGCCTCTGCTACAACTGCCGATCCGCTGACCAACTCGAACACATCTGGAAATGTTTCGAGAAGGTAATCAGCGGTCGATTTCGAAACTTCGCGCTCTTCCCCTTTGAACCATCGCTGCCGAGTCTCCGGCAATCCCCCAGAAAAAGATCCCAGCGGTGATTCATTTTTGAGAGCGAGTACCGGCATTAGACGCGAACCTTACTGAAAGCGCAAACAATATGACATTTCAAATTGGCTGTGCCTGTCTTGGTTGCGACGAATTTCAGCACATCGGTTGCTCCGAATTCCAAGGCAGATCCGGCTGACGATGTGACAGTCAGAGCCTTCGAAGTCGCAGCGGTCAGCGCATTACCGCTCGAGCTGGTGTCGTATGATGTCGCAACTGTATCCGAGCCTTGAGTGACGGCGATGACATATTTATTGCCGCTATCTTCAGAAAGCGCCGCGAACGGTACGAGCGTGATGCTTTCTAATTTGTACTCGCCAGATTGACCGTGACAAATGCCAAGGGTGACAGTTGCTGACGTGTCAACAAAAGCCGAAACTGTGACTGATTCTTGTACTGACATGGAGGCTCCCTACGAGGTCGATACGTTGATGGCTGCGTGGACATTTTTCTTCGTGTCCGCGTCGATTGTGAAGAAAGTCTCGCGAACAGTCGCGACCAGTTGATGGGTTCCGCGAGTGATATCTTTATCGATCTCAACATTGGCTCCGCGTCGCGCGCCGATTCGATAACGATCGGTATTGACCAGAAGAACGCAAGTCTTGCCACCACCAGACGAAGTGTAAAGTCCAGTCGATTGCAGATCGTTGTCGATAAAATCGCTGATAATGATCGGCGCTCCGAAAACCTGCGCGAGCTGGTTCCGGTTTACGATCGTCGGCTGCGGGAATTTTTCCATCGTCAACACTTGATCCATCGATGCCAGTTCGAGCAAATAGGCTTCAGGCGAAGTGATCAAAACGCAAGATCCCGATGTGCCATGCGGCGCATCCAACTTGGCAAAGTCTGCGAGCAATGTGGCCGCATCGAAAGTCGCGCGATTTGTGGAGTTGTTAGCGTACGACGAGCTGATGGCGCGATTCCGCAATCCATACCAAGCGCGCCGATGGTCTGAACTGCCGCCAAGCCCACTATCTCCCCAGCGAGATCGAATGTTCCAGCTTGAAAGCGCCGTATCGGGATGGGTTCCGGTCGCGCCATTGATAATTGCGTCTTCCTCACCATCGACCAAGGCTGCCAGAAGTTCTTGTCTTACTGTGGGCAGGACCGCGACAATTGCATCTTCCTCAGCATCGTCAGCAATTTGGGCGCGAACCGCGAAGCCAGTCGCAGTAATTGTTCGCTGGGCAGTCGCCATCGAGCTGGATGTGTAGGCCGCAGGATCATCAGCGGCCGCTGCCGCTTTGATATATGGCCTGAAACCAGTCGACAAAAATGGCAGCAGAGTTGTTTTCGATGGAAGATTCATCGTGTCGAACACTGCCGCGAGTCGTCGTTCGGATACGAGATTGCGCTCGAACTCCGGCAACAATGGCTGCGGAATCCATTCAGTTCCAACGGCGCTGGCATCAGCAAAAATACGCTGAACTTCGACCGGAGCCTTCGACGCGATCTCTTGAACTTTCGCGAGGCTCTTGGGCGCGCCCATCGGAGCGAGAGCCTTTACCATCGTGTATTGCTCGACGGCTTGCTGGAGATCGTTCTGCCAATCGCAGACTGGCGCATCGTCCAAAAGTCCCGGCATGAAAGATTTGGTTTTAGTTGCCTCGCCAGTTGCTCGAACCGAGCCATCTTCACGGACGTATTTCTTCAGATCGGCATTGCTGCCATTGCCGACGCCAACATCGCGACGTTCCAACTCTGACATCCGCTTTTGGATCTTTTTCAAGTCCGCAGCTTTTTTGTCGATATTTTCGCGGAGCGATCGGTTCTGGCGCTTGAGATCTTTTTGCGAAGCGTGCAGATCGTGCATCGCCTTCGCAGCGGATTCCGCAGTTGAGAGGTCGAGTTTTGAGGTCAGGATGTCAGCCATGGGGATTCTCCGTGCTGTTTTGAGAAATAAATGAAGCGGGATTAATTGTCAATTCCGAGTAGCGCTGCCATCGCTGTTTTCTTTGTTGTTCTGGTTTTCGGTGGTCTAACCATAGACCGTACGACCGGATCGCTCGCCAATAGATCGAGCATTACCTCGCGGATGTTCCGTCGAAGCCGATAGGATTTTTCTTCGTCGTCGTCGTCGTCATCTTCGTCGTCGTCATCTTCGTCGTCGTCGAGTTGCGATTCTTCGTCGTCGTCGTGATCTGGGCCATGTTCTTTTTCGTCGCCTTCGTCGTCGTCGTCACCGAACGCCAGCTCTTCGTCGTCGTCGTACCCATCCTCTTCATCGTCGATCCCATCTTCGTCGTCGACCGGAGCCATTTTCGCGTAAGTTACAATGTACGTGTCATCAAGTTCTTCAACATTTATGACGTGCTTTGTAACAGCCTTCAGACCGCGAATCGCGAGCGCCTCGGCATTTGCAGGAATCGGCACAGCCGAGATTTCTAAGAGTCTAGGTGATGACATCAATGCTCCCTTCTCGCCGTACGCGGGATGGTCTTTGGGTAATCGATTTCTTGGAACAGATTCTCCCGGTTGAAATCCGACGCTGACAGCGCTGAGATAGCCCTCTGCGAACTGGCGCGCCACAGTCTGCCCCAGCGGATTGTCCGGTGAATCGTCCCATTTGATTTCGGCAATCAAATCGCCATTGCTCGAGATCTCCAGTCCGACAGTCTTACCGACGGGAGGCAGATCGTAATTATGACCGAACTGCACGACGGGATTATTTTTGTAATTTTCGAGATCGGCATCCTTGTCCCAGACCACGATATCCGAATATCGATCTGGATTTCCCGTGCTGGCAATTACTCTGGTCGTCGTTCCATTGGTCTTTGCCTTGGTGCTAAATGTGCGCTCAATCTTCATCGTTAAACTCGGGAACAAATGTACATCGGCAGTTTATGTTCATCGCAGCGGCCAACTTAGAATCGCCCGTGAAACTGCCGGGAGATTTAGCCTTAACTCCGCCAGCATACCAGTAACCATCCGATCCGCGCAGTTTGTTGTGCAATGCGGCATGTTCATCGCGCGCGCCAGATTGCGCTAACCATCGAAATTTAACTTCGAGATCCGCGTCGGATGCCGCTGACTCCCATGCCATTACGCCTCCCGCATTGACGCTACGAGTCGATTCAGTTCTTGCGATTCGCAAAGCGCGCTCAGCCGAAAATGCAAAGCTGCCGCTTAATGTCGCTTGCAGTTGGTTCACACTCAATCCCTCGTCGAGTCCATTTCGGATTGTCACGTTGACCGATGTACGAGTTTGATTTTCGATGTCGCGGATAAAATTGCCAAGGTCTTCATCAACCAAATTGTCAATTCTTTGTTCAGGGAAGTTAAAATTTTCTGCAAGCGCATCGGGCATTGCATCGGTCGCGGCGCGAATGCTGTTTCGGTACGAATTCGAAAATGACTCTCGCATCGCCTGATCAACGGCAGCGCCTTCCAGCTCGATTTGCAGTAACTCGTCGAGCCATGGTTCCTCTCCCTGCCTAATAATTATGTCGGGATCTCGATTAGGCGACGCCATAATCTGTTTCGAATATTCGCCGATAACCGCAGGCAGTCGTTCGGATATGCGCTCAACATATCCAGCAAAATAGCCCTCGATCGCGGATCGAATTTCTTTTTCAGTTGGCTCGTGAACCTTTTCGATGAAGTTTCGCCAGATGCCATCGTCGATTGACGCCTCGCGAGTCTTTTGTTCATCTTCGGCTTCCATTTGACCGACTAATTTATTCGACCATCCGACAGCTGGATCGCCTCCCCACAGCGCCCATGCGACTCTACCCGGTGACGGAAATCCAGCCTCTCCCGGTTTGAAGCCCTCTCCGCTCTTGTCGGATTCATGTCGAGCCAGCCATGCGCGCATTTTGACTGCCTTCTCGGGCGAGATATTTTCGCCTTGCGACATTCTGCGCGCCCATGAAACTGTGGCTGGTGTCAACCCATCTCCGCTGTGGCCCTCTTCATGCCATGCGAGTCCGCGTCGCAATTCGTCTTTGACGCCATCCGGCACAGAAAAATCGATCTGTTCGTATTTCTTGAATTCGGCCGCGATTGTTTCGTCAATCGCCCTCCGCATCATCCAGATCGGATGGTGGTTTACCTCCCGCCAAAATTCGACGAGCCTGCTCTGTTGGGATTGTTGGGAACGAAACTGCGACCAGCGCCATCGCTGCGTCGAACGTAATCAACCCTTCTGCGAGCGTTTGAAGAATGCTCAACAGGCTGCCAATTTGAGCGCCATTTAATGCGGTCGCTGCCAACGGCTCTGACGCCTCAGTTTCGATTTGATCGTCGTTGATTGGATCTGTTTCTTCAGGCTCTTGTTGGTCTGGTGATTCAGCTTTCGGTTGCTCGTCACCAGTTATCGGGAGATCGTCGAATCCCTCGTAAGCGGCCGCAACGCTCAACGGGACTCCCATCGCTGCCCAGTCGATTACTCGTTTCACGCGCTCGCTTCGGCTCTCTTGCAATACCGCGATGCCTGAAAAATCGTGTTCGACATAGATGTCATCGTCACCCCACATTCTCGCGAGTCGCGTCAGCTCAGAGTCGATCAACGCGGCGCGCCCAGCCAATCCCTCCCAGTACAACTTCATCTGCGATTGGGCTGTCGCGTAATTTTGCGATTCGATTCCGAGTCTCACGGGAACGACGCCGAAGGCTGCCATCGTAGCTGACCTGACATAATCGCGGACTTGGCTGAACTCCATCTCTCTTGGCGTGAAACTTAGCTTGTCGAACTGCGCCTGCCCTCCGAGAATCAATACGCCTGAACCGCCAGATCGCATTTGGGATTCATAGGCTTGTCGAAGGGTGTCGATTTGGCGTTTATTCCATAAATCGCCTTCAGCTCGCGGTGATAAAATTCCGCTTGGCTGACCGGTCGACGCCGTACGAGCTGCCAGTTCCGATTGCGCTTTTTCAGTCGTCAAATCGTGATGCAACGGCTGAACCGCTCCGACTCCCCAGAGCGATGTGGGATCGTCCGACCAACTCGGAGATCGTACGTGCAAAACTTGATCGTAATCATATTGGGCATCGGTACTGCCGCCTTCGTAAATATACTTATCCGGCTGCCCATCTTGCAACGGGCTGACCGTCACTCGCGATGGGTGCAGTCGCAAGAGGCTCATAGGCTCGTTGGAACCAGCGATCAAGATGTAGCAATTTCCGACCAGAACTGCGTCAGTGTAAATTTGCCTGCGGAATTGGATGCCGGATATTCTCGAACTTGGCTGCCGAAGCAAATCCAGAACCGGATGCTCGTCGAGTTGTTCAGCGTTTTTCCCGCGACCACGGTAAACCTTCAATGGGACTTGGCTCAAATCCGTGCTAATTGCCGAGCAACAGGCATATGGAAATGGAAATGCCGCGAGTACCGACAGCGACGATTTCGGATCGTACTGCGATCTGAATCCGTGGTCAGGAACATAATCTGCCCCAGCGCTGTGTTCGACCTGTCCATCCGGCCGTACTGATACCAATCCGACTGCCTTAAGCAATCGGGCAAATGGGCCATCGCTGATTGTAATTTCGCTCACAGTTCCACCTTACCCCTTTCGATTTTTTATATTAACCCACATGCATCTGACCACGGGCCAGCTTGGTGCAGACATATCTCGCTGCGTCTAACAAGTGATCGGCTTGCGATGGCTTCGGCCGGTCGCGCCCTTCGCCTGTCCCTCGATCATCCCAGATGTAGCTTTCGATCTCACGTATAAAATTCTTGCAGTGATTAAACACGAAAAACGCTGGGCGCTCAGATGCGTCAGGCAGCAATCTTTCCGCTAAATGGTTGATGCCCTCTCTGACAGAATTCGGCCCCTTTCGCGCAGGCACATTTGGGATCCCGTGGTCGCGCGCGAGCGCCAGTCTTGCTCCGCGATCTTCTGGGTCGCAAACAATCCATTCAGGCTCGCCGTGTTTATCGATCAATCGTTGGATTTCGACGGCATGCTGATTGATGGTAGCCTGCGCTCGATAATACTCGTCGACGACGAAAATGCGATCGTCTGGATCCACCTTGCAGACTACAACGGCTGTCGGAGCGCGAGTTCCCCAATCAATCCCGAAATAGGTCGGCCAAGATGGATCGACTTCGAATGGCGATACAACATTTCGCTGTCGTTGCCAGTCTTGATAAACGCGCCCTTCGAGAGTTGTCCATTCTCCCTTAGCCCTCGCTGCCCTTTCGTGAGTTCCATACTGCCGCAACAATCTCTCGAGCGCGCCAGTGGGCAGATGCGGATTGTCGGTCCCGTGGATGTAATGGACCTTTGCATCGTCTGGGGTTTCAGCGATCCATCGGTCGTAAAGCCAAGTCATGCCTCGCAGCGGAGTCATGCTAAACAAGATCGAACCATTACGATCAACCAGTCGCATTAGCGCCTCGTTCACAACTGCCTGATCATTTGGCTCTTCGTCGAACCAACAAAGATCAACGCTCGAACCTTGGAACCCATCTCGCCCTTGGTCGACCGACTTAAAAAGGCAACGACCGCCATCCGGCAGCCTTACTTCAGACTGACCGAATCCGAACTGATTTCTCCATTTAGCTTCAGGCGGCAGATATTTAGCGATCGCCGGTCGCAGATATTCGCGAGAATCGCCAGAGTCCAGAGCGACTGCCCAGACAGTTGACGGTCGATTCGGAATCGACATCGGATCGATCGAATTGTTTCGGCACCATTTCTGGGTCGCTTCGTGCTGTCGACCCAGTAAATGCGCGCAGACGAATTGAGCGCATCCCTCAGTCTTGCCCGATCTATTACCGCCACAGATAATCGTTACCAGATCTCCCGTATTTTGAAAGGCGCGACGCTGCGATGTTCGCGGTTCTGGCCGATCCCACAGTCGCGCGAATGCAAGCGGCGCTTGATTCTTCAGACTCGTCAAGACTTCTTTCTTTTCGATCGCCTGAAGAACTTGGAGCGCGCTATTCATCCAGCGCTCCAGAACCGGGATCGCGATCGTGGTCTTTGGCCCATTTTGCCCATCGCCTGCGAATCACATCGCAGTAACGGGGATCGAGTTCAATCACTCTGGCGACTCGACCGATGGAAGCCGACGCGATCAGAGTCGTTCCCGATCCCCCAAATGGCTCGCCAACGATCCATCCCGGCTTGGTAGATTTCTCGAGCATCGACGTGACAAGCGCGACCGGCTTCATTGTCGGATGTTCGCGATTGGCATGCGGCCGTTGGAATTCTAAAACTGTGCTGTGAGTCCGCTCCGGTACGAAATAATGCGCGCCTCCCGGCTTCCATCCGTAAAAGATCGCTTCGTGCTGATAATGGTAATCGGATCGACCCATCACAAATCGATCTTTCACCCATGCCAGTGTATGCCTCCACACATCCAACTCGCGCAGAACGGTCGCGAATTGATAAAATGTATGACCGGGAGGGCTTGCAACGTACCACGACGATCCCGGATCGCAGTATTCAAACGCCTGACCAAAGGCTCCCGTCAACAACTCGCGCAGGCTGTCGTCGTCGAGATCGTCGTTGTCAATTGTTAAGGCGTCGGAAGTTTTCCCAACATACGCGACGCCATAAGGGGGATCGGTCCATACACATTTCAACTTGTCATCGCCCATCAACTTTGCCCAGATATCTGGATCGGTCGCGTCGCCACAGATCAATCTGTGAGGTCCGAGTTCGTATACCTCACCGATTTGGCTGTCGTGGTCGTCTTGAAGCTCTGGCGCATCGTCTTCAGATCCGTCCAGATCGATTGCCGGTTCTGCGAGCAACTCGCTCAACTCGTCATCGCTCCAGCCGAGGCCTTCAATCTCTAAACCTGCATCGCGTAACTCTTCGAGCAACGGTCCAAGGCCATCGGACCATTCTGCGACTTCTGCCACCTTGTTATCAGCGAGCGCGAGCAATTTGGCATCGGCTGGATCGAGGTCCATCACGCGAACCGGCACATGTTCAATTCCGAGAGTCTTGGCTGCCTTCAGTCGCGTATGACCGGCGATCACTTGATGCTTGTCGCCCAGCTTGCGAGCGATAATCGGCGAGGCAAATCCGAATCGTTTGATGCTGTCGGCTACTCCCGGCACAGCATCATCGTTGTCTCGCGGATTCTGGTCCCATGGGACTAAGCTATCAATATCCATCCACACAGCTGCCGGTTCAATTTCCATCGTCGTTTTCCTATTGGTTCAGATTTAACTATTCGCAATCAACATCAATCACGGGCAGCTGTGGTACTGGTACACCCAAGACATCACAGGCAGCCGGGATCGCTTTCAACAATTCAGCAGCCAATCGCGGCGCATCGTCGATGGTGTGGACATTGTGATTAACCTCCAGCTGAGTCGCCTCGTAAACACCGAGCGCCTGCCCTTCGAGCTGTAGAAGTCTGGCCGCTGCCATACTGTGTCCAGATTTGAAAGACCGAGCCTGCGCCTTTCGTACTCTCTGAAGCCAGTCGGCTTTTCCGGTCAGGCGATCTGTGTCCGATACATCCTGCGCCCATTCAGATCGAATCGTAGCGGCATCCCGTTGGATCTGTCTCACCGATACCGCGAACCTTTTCGCGAGCGCAGACTGTGCCGATCGATTGTACTCGCCTGACATCAACACAGCCTCGACTGCCGCGAGCCGAGTTGCCACTTGGTCATCGGTATTTTTCCTGCCTGCCATCTCTATACAAGTATGACATTAATTATGTCGTGACAATCAAAAAGAAAAATCACACAGAATCAAAATCAAGTTTCAGCCGGATTTGCGGATGAAGTTTTATTTCGAAAATCGATCAAAACTGAAAATAGATTTTGAGCCAAAACTGAAATTAAGTTTTGACGCTGAAACCAACTGAAACTTCATTTTGATTTTCGACAAAAACTGAAAATAGATTTTGAGCCGAAATTGAAATTAAGTTTTAGTTCCGATTTCGGCTGAAACTTCATTTTGATTTTCGACGAAAACTGAAATTAAGTTTTGGCTGTGATTTGAACTGAAACTTCATTTTGATTTTGGCTCAAAACTGAAAATAGATTTTGAGTCGGATTTCAAATTAACTTTGAGCCGTAAATCTTCCTGAAACTTCATTTTGATTTCAGCGTTTTTCTGCCAGTTCGTAACTTGCAGCCTTGCAGACCCCGTGCTCACCGTCGCCGAAATCGAGCTGGATCAGGCTGCCGTCTTTGCTAACCCAAAGAACTTCGTTCGCGGTTTGAGGCTTTCCGTTGATCGCTACGATGTATCGTTGTTCGACCATATCGCCGATCTGGAACTTGTTCTGGGCTTCGCGTTCTTTGTAATTCATCGCTCGAATGTATCTTTGTTCGTTGGTCATCATTGTTGGCTCCCTGTCTATACATATATAATAGCCTACTTTCGCGCAGCGGTAAAGTCTAATCGGTAGGAATAATCGATTTAAGTTCGAATGTTTCGTACCATTCTGCATCGCAGTGATCGCATTGCACGTACCGACAGATCCGATTGGGGGATTCTTCTATGAACGGGCCAACTTCGAAACTGTCATTTTCACACTCGATGCATTTCGTTCCGTCGTACTGGTGCAGAGGCTTTCGGATTAGCCGTCGATCGGCAGATCGTTTTAGGTGTCCAAGCTGCTGAATTTGTTCTTCGAGTTTCCATGCCTTGTTTCGCAGTCGCATTAATTTTTCGTAATAGTCTGGGCGATTGCGTTTGATCCGGCATCCCGTGAGTTCATCCTGTTCATGTTGCAGTTTTTCGAGTTGTGACGTCAACAGCTCGCGAGTGTTCCAATAGATATCTTTGAGCGCTTTTTGGTCTGGCGCTGCGACGATTGCCATGGACAGGATCGAAGATGGATCGTTGTTGATAGACATCTCAGGCTCCGCGTTTTTCGGCTGTGACGCCTGCCCAGCGTTCGAGTTCGTTTTTCTGTGTTACCAAATCGCACATTTTATCGATTACCATTTGGAACAGTTGATCTTCGCCAGCTTTCGAAAGATGGGCAGCTGCCTCGTTGAGAAGTTTGAGATTGTCTTGAATTTCGTCGATGGTCATTGTTGGCTCCCTGTCGTGGAGTTGAGGTTTAGTCGATTGTGATTTCGTCGTTCAGGCTTCGTACTGTGACGCGGCTGCCGTCGACCATTGGAATGTAGAAACATCCAAATCCCTTACGGGCAAGGTCGAACACTTCGATGCCGTTGATTTTGTCGCCGGGTTTGATCGCGTGGGCTGGGTAAGTCATGTCTTGCTCCCTTTCTATACATATATAATAGCCTACTTTCGCGCAGCGGTAAAGTCTAATGGCTGAGAAAGTTGCAGAAAGATTCGATTATTTTGTGGGAACCATCACGCCATCAACAATCGAAAATGCGATCGGAGTCGCGATTTCGTTTTGATCGACAATCCGATCTGCCGCGCGATCGTACGCATCAAACAAGTCATCCATTCTGTTGATCCGTAGGCACCAGACTCGCGCATCCATATATCTGGCGCGCAAGGCATCCATATTTTGAGCCGATTCGACGGCTGAGATTAGACGTTCGACTTTTGATTTCAAGTAAGAAAATTTCATTGTTGGCTCCCTGTCGTGGAGTTGAGGTTTACGCGCCTGCGGGCAAAACGATTTCTTCGCAGCCTTGTTGGTTCTGAAGTTCGATCATCCGGTCGACGATAATGTCGAACGATTCCCAGTCGCCTCGACCCATCGCCTTGGCAGCTTTTTGGTTGAGGTTCGCGATTGTTTTTTTAAGTTCTTGAGGTGTCATTTTCGGCTCCCTGTCTATACATATATAATACCCGACTATTGAACTGCGGACAAGTCTGATGGGTGAGATAAATGCAGAAAGATCCGATTATTTTCGTTCTAATATTCGATCGAGTTTTGCGACGATCTTCTGCTGAATTTCGGCTCTCGCGACAAGAAAATCTTTCGCGTCGGATTCTCGCTCAGATCGCGCCTCTCGAATTACCGCGTCGTATCGCTCGCGCATTTTTTCGATCCGTTCTTCGTAAGATTCATTGATTTGCTTCAACTGCGACTGGAACCCTTCGATCAGTCGGTCGTGTCTTTTTTGCAGGCTGAAGTGTTGATAGATCAAGAACACCGCGAAAAGACCGAGATGGCCAGCGCTCAACAATTGCTCGACGATTGCATCCATTTGAACTCCCTGCCCAATTATATCGGCTCCGATTACCGATACCCATCTTTGGCCCATCCGCTTCCACGAAGAATGAAGCTACTCCGCGAGATTCGTCGTTTCATCGACGCCTCCGCAACAGCTGCCGATTCGTCAGTCCCGTTCAGATTTTGATCGCAGACTTCGCATCGTGGTGCCGGATCTTTGTGGCTTTGCAATACTTCCTGCGAATGGCCGCAGATCGAACATTGGTACTCAAACAAGGGCATTTTATTTCTCGTCAGTTGCCGTGGCTCGTTCGTAAACATCCGGCAGTACGCAAAACTTGAACGGAATCACCGGCTCTTTGTGTGTGCCGTAATATATCTCTTCGGTGAACTCGTCTGCCTGCCATTTTTTGACAACATCCGACCACATCGGAAATGCGCCCATCGCAAAACGCCGACCTTTCTGACAATCGCAGGCAGCGACGCCTTGCCAGACCTTCCGCTTACCCATCATCCGATACCACCGAGCCAACTGCCGCATCCCAGTACCTCCGCATGCCATGCAGGATTCGTACTCGATCGGATCGCCAACTTTCGTCTGCGTACTGGCTGCCATCACTTCGAGCAACTGCGCGACCGTCGGCAGCTTGTTTGACTTTCGCAATAACTCTTTGACTCCCTGAGTCAGATCGTCGTCGCTGACATCTTTCAATTGGTACGACCACATCCGCAGGCTGTCGTCGACCCAGAATTTACCCTTGCCATGCATATTGGCGATCGCCTCGAGCGATCGGTGGACTACTTTCTGCGATGCCATTTTCCAACTCCCTGATCTAATTCTATGAATTGAGTGTGATGTGAATTTGATTGTGATGTGAATTCGCGCGCGCGATCGGGAGATATCTGGGTGATTGCGGGTTTATTCTGGGCGATTTGTTCGCGTAAGTTGTTGTCAGTCCTACGGCTCGCTGGGTGATTGGTCTTTCGAGTTTCAGGCGAGAATGCATTTACCCATTCTTGATGTTCGGTTCGAACGCGGTCGACCATCAAGCGCGCGTAATGTTCAGTCCATCCGAACAGCCGCGCGACTTGTCTCCGCGTCGGATTTTCGCCATCGTCTCGCTGTGACCAGATCCACAGGTAGACGACAAGCTGCGGAGCCGGTCGATCTTTTGTCCATCGTTCAGTCGACGCAGCGATCACAAGTCCGCGCGGAGCTGGATGCCATACGTTCATCGCGCCTCCGATGGGCAGAACAACATTACCTCCGATCGGGATTTGTTTGGAGTCTTTTCTGCCCAGTACGCCTCGCAACGAATCTGGCAGACTTGGCCATCGTCGTCGTAGAGTAGACCGTTGAGAGAATCTTTGACAGCTTTCAGAACATTGTCGAGGTCCGGTCGTACGACGTGCTCAATCAATCCATCGTCATACTTCGACCCCATCATGTACTTCGGCCGCGTAAACACGGCGATCAAATGCAATCGGATCGGTGTACGCTTTTCTGGTTTGGCTCTCGAAAATTGCATCGCCATAGTGCGAACAGCTTTCTCGAATTGTTTCGTCGTTTTGGGCGTATAGTGTCGGATCCCTTTGGCTGTTTGATGCGCGCGAGCGCGCGCCTTCGGTACTGGATCGCCGGGAACCGTAAATCGCGCATAGTCGCGCCACATAATCATGTTAATATCTCCGTGAGCGTTCGTTAGGGCCGCTCTCTGTCGTTTGACCCAGCATCGAGATTCGTTTCGATGCTGGGTCATTTACGATGGTCATTTAAAAGTCACGCTCAATCGATCAACGAGGCTGACGCCATCGATCGTTTCGCCATTTTTCAGTCGTGACTTCACTGCGATCTTGTCGATCTTGTGGCTCACAATTTCGTTGATTAACGATGGATCGGCTTCGATCTGCGCTTCGATAAATTCGTCTTCATTTTCGAATTCGATCGATTGTCGTTTCGTAATGTAGACCAATCCATGATCGGACGAGTACCTCCGACCCTTTTCTGGGTCGACTTCCATCCGCGCTTCCATCAAGGCGAGCGCGCGCGCGTCGATTTGTTTCAGTTCATTTTGCGCTCTGCGCTTCATTGCATTGAATTGATCGGCGTTCTTTTTCGCGCGTTCGATCCGTTCCTGCAACAGCTGCCTTACATATCGATATTGGTCCAATTTTTGATCGGAGTCTTCGATAAATTTATCCATCGAATCGACGATTTCTTCGGTCAGTTCGCCTTCGGCGCTGTAGAGTTGATCGACTATTTCTTCGGCTTTCAGCATTAGCTGGTAGCCAGTCGGCTGTTGATTTTGTTCTGTCGTTTTCATTTTTGTTGCCTCCTAAAATGGCATGGGGTCGTCGTTGAAAAATTCTCCGCGTTCATCGCGATCGTTCTGGGTGTCATGGTACGCGCTGCCGATTCCCTGAGCCACATCGTCGAGTAGCCCATTCACGTTAGACGGCGCGATCTTTCTGCTATCATCCGCATCTGCCGCCAAATGGCGCATTTCTTTGTCCAGCCAATCGGGATCCCATGAACTCCATCCATAGACTCGATCGCCTTTTTTCTTCGCGCCCGAACATCGCTCGCGCGCAGAACAGACGAAAAGCGGCTGGCTACCTTTGGCTGTCTCGCGGTTATCGTACACCATCGCTCCGCAGTGCGGACATGATGGATCTCCGCTCTGCGATTTCTGGGGTCCACGATTCTGGCCGTCGCTGCTATTTGCCTCACCGAACGCGCGACCGGCCGATGCCTGTTGCTGCGAACGGTTTTGATTGACCGGATCCGATTGGTAATTGCTGCCGCCATTGTCCGAATCGTAATGGCCCAATTCGTCAGCCGTGCATCCCGCGTATCCGACGAATGCACGAAGCGCGCGATTCATCGCTCGAGTGTGAGCCATCCGAACAAAATGCGGGACAATGTTCTTACCAACATTTAATCGCGATGCATCGCCCAGCGCTGTGTGGCTGCATTCCCCGTCGGTAATTGTGACAGTTACCTCGACATAGAACGGCCAGCCATCATCGCCATAGGTCCGCTCGATGTTGTCGATCGTACTCGACCACGGCTTACCCCTATGATTGGCCAGCCAGACTAATCCGACATGGGTAATGTATGGCTTGCGCTGGATCATTTGGATTCCGTCGTTCGGAAATCCATCTGGCAGATTGTTTGAATCGAAAGTTTTCATTTTTGTACTCCGTACTCAGTGATGTCAGCGGTGCATTCGACGCGGAGGCCAAGTTTCTGGATTACGCTGACGATCGCATTTGCGTCGCGATAATCGACGTTGAATTTCTGGCTTACGCGATACGCATTGATGATGTCGCGCTCGTCAAATTGCATCGTGATTCCGAAGATTGGATTTTCGGGATCAAAATTCGTGATCGTGTATTTTTCGATCGTTTCGTAAGTCTGCGGTCCAACAGGCACATCGCACAGTCTGCGCGTAAGCTGGAAGTAATATTTTCTGCCCCCATAGCTGTAATTAAATCGCAGGCATTCAGTTTGATTAGTCGACAATTCGCTGGCATATTCCCAGTCTGGATTTTCGGCTGATCCCTCCCGTGTCAGATTAAAAATCAATCGATTGATTGTTAAAGTTTTCATGGCTCTCTCCGTCGAAATGGCCTTCATTGGCCGTGTTTAATTTAATCGATCTGCCCTATGCTCTCGATTGGATTGGTCGGTAAAATGTCGCCATTGGTGCCGATTTCCAGAAGTCGTTCGACAATCAACTGCCTCAACAACTGAGCGACCGGGACCATCTGCCGATCCGCAGTCGATTGGATGGCGTTGTATTCTTGCTGACTGAAGCAAATCGTTACTCGGCTCGATCGTGGATTGTCGCTTTTTGGACGGCCCATCCGCTTAGTTTGCAGCCGTCGTTCGATCTCGTCAGGCGTCAATCCGTCGATTATTTTATACACCATGGCCGCTCTGCCAGATCGCGTTTTTCGTTTCAGTCCGGTCTTTTCGATCAGCCCTTTTTGCTCGAGTCCGCGACGCCTTGCGCTGACGGTTTGATGCGATCGTTGCATTCTCGTTTCGAGTTCATCGTCGGTAAATCCATCGCCATTTGGGATTCCCATATGGCCCAAAAAATACCCCAGAACCTCGCGCTCTATACTCGGCGCGATGTGTTTGATTGAATCGGCAGCTGCCTTGCTGGTTTCGCTGCCTTTGACGTAAGGCAAATCGCTGCCTCGATTGTTGTTGAATGGCCAAGGTTTAATGGTCATCGTTGCTCCTATTAGAAAATCCCATCGTCGATGTCGAAGTCATTTCTGTTTCGATCGTTGTACGATTTCTGGATGCGCCTGTGGATTTCGTGAACTTCGGAATCGAACAATTCGATCTTCGTTCCAGTGAGATCGTCCACAGACGAAACGATCTCAAACTCTTCTGGCTCTCCCGGCTCGAACCACGACTGAGCGATGCCGGGATGAAAGCGCGCGACAATTCGAATTTCTTGATACCCAAGCGGCTCGATTACCGATCGGCAGATTACATATGTCGCTTCGTGCATCGTCATTTTGCGCTCTGCATTTTGAGGTAATCTTCGCGCCTGCCTTCGATCACTGCGCGATCGAATCCCTGCCACGATCCCAGTTTGATCACTTCTCCCATGGTGAGTTGACGGCGATCGACCAGACTGAATATCGTCACCCAGCTCTGCCATTTTGTTCGCGGCGCATGGAGTCGAATCAATTCGAACGCTTCGAACGCTTTCTGAACGGCGTCATTTTTGTGCAATTCGCATCCGCATTTACCACAGACGATCGCATCCCATCCGGCGAGCGCGATGTCTTCGTTTCGGTGGTCACATCGATCGCATTGAACATCGACGATGTACCTTTGGCGCGATTGACCGGCGATGCCTAAATAGAAATCTCTCCGTCGTTTATTGTCGATCTTAGCTGTTCGGATTGTTTTGCCGTACGGCGATGGCTGTGGCATTGTTGGCTCCCTGTCGTGGGCTTGAGGTTTACGCGCTCTGCGCTTGTTCTTTTCGCATGCAAGTCCGGCAGTGCGTCGGCTGATAGAACGTCCGCATCCAGCCTGTGGCTGTTTTGGCGTATCGGGCTTGGTTCTTGGCTTGGCATTTTTTGCAGTACATTTTTGGCTCCCTGTCTATACATATATAATAGCGCAGTTCTAAACTGCTGCCAAGTCAATCGGCTAAGATAATCAAAGAAAGATCGCATTTGATTTAATTTTTGATCGAGTGTATTTTCGATCCGTGGAATCAATCCACGACAACGACGGAGATCCCCATGAACGACCAACGACGACTCGACGCCTCAACTGACCATCAACAGCCGATCAACTGGCGCGAACATGCCTCCGATCTTGCTGGATCGTTAATGATCGTTTCGATGTTGTTCTATTTGATGGCGCTTTGATTTATTCGAACTTTCTCGATTTATTTCACCCATTAAACTTGTCAGCTGCGTGAAAGTCAGGTATTATATATGTATAGACAGGGAGCAAAAAATGCCAAACAAAATAATCCAAGAACTGAACACCGCAGCCGACAGCATCACCGAGCTGGGCATCGATCCAACGGCAGCCGAAGTTGTAGACCGAGCGATCGAGTTCGGTACGATCGCGCCTGTGGTAAGCGACGCGGATGCAGCTCGCCTTTGCAGAATCGCAGAATATCTTCTCGAGGCTCGTCGCGCGTTCTAAAAGTCCACCGATCGCTGTTGCCATGCCTTGTGGGAGCGAGGTTCCTACCGGCAACAGTTGATCGGTCTTTTGTCGTTTCGGTCGTAATCTGAAATGAAGTTTTGAGAGAATTAATGGCTCAAAGTTTAGTTGAATTTCGAGCCAAAACTTAATTTCAATTTCGGCAGATTTTTCAGATTAAGTTTCAGCCGAAAGCTGAACTAAAACTTAATTTCAATTTCGAGCCAAAACTTAATTTCAGTTTTCAGCCAAAATCAAAATTAAGTTTCATCGAAAATCAAAGCCAAAACTTCATTTCAGATTTCGAACAAAATCAATTTTCAGTTTCGTCGAAGTTTTCCAGTAAAGTTTAATCTTGATTTACCGTCAAAACTTCATTTCAGTTTACCGGCTGCATCGAGCCTGAGTCGCTTGGCAGATGGCCGCTTGATTCGCCATTTGGATTTGCTGAATCTCGATCGTCTTTTCGAGCAATTTTTCCATTTTTTCGAGTCGCAATTCTACCTGTTCGACTTTCACTTCTAATACGTCTTGCTGCGTCAGTCTGGTTTCGATATTTTCGACTTTCGATTTCAGCGCAGCGGAGTCGTCTGCCACAGCATCCAGCGTATACCATCCTCCACCAGCCACGAAAATCAACGACGCCAACGGAGCCAGCCAATTGGTAATTTTGATTGCATTGTTCATTTGGCTCTCCCATTTAGATCGTACGCCAAAATCGATCCCGCCACAAGAATCGATGTTGTGACGGCTACGAACGATGGCCTTCGATAAAACCGATTATTTTGATGGGCAACATCGCGCCAATAATCGCGCTCGTTGGTCAATTGCTCAACGTCGACTCGGTACAAATCTTCGATCAGGATCGCGTGCTGTTCTATTTGTAGCAGATGCGCGTACGACGAAATCGGCTCGCAAATCGCTGAGCAACTGGCAAGGCCAGAATTCCCAACGAGGATATTGGGAATTTTCTGGCCGATGCGAATCGGCACAGTTTCTGAACACTCGCCAGCTGCCGTATTCGGCATGGATGGCCAGTCCGGTACGATGGCAGACTGTGCCAAGCTAACCATTACCATTGCCAAAACTGCGATCATTGTTTTCGTCGTTTATTGCCAAGTTCAGCGAGCGCGCCAGCCGGATCGGATCCGTTCAGCGCATCGGTGATTTCTTTTTTGTCGTCGTTTGAGCGTTCGATAATTGTTTTTCGAGCTGCTGAATTTTGCGGCTGCATCGGCGTTTGATTTCTCGATTTGCGGAAGGCAAATCCGAAGAATGCCAGCAGTCCGGTCAGACCGACGACTGCCAGCGCATCAACGATTGAACCGATCAAATTAGCCATTTCATTCGGGAGCTGTAGCACCTTCGGCAGCCTTTCCGTCAACGTATCCCTGCCCGAAAATGTACGAAACAATCACGGCCGCTGACAATTGAAGCGCCTCACCGAGAGCAATTTCCTGACCTAAATATGCCAAGACTGGCGGCAGCAACGCGCCACAAAATGCAGCGATAAATTTTCTACTTTTGAATTTTTCCAACATCTAAATCTCCCTATTCTATCAAAGTGTAAGTGAATCGCTCACCGTACAAATCTGCCGATCGTCGAATCACGGCCATGAACGCATCCCATTCGGTCAGCGATCCGATTACCGTACATCCTGCGCTCCATTTGTCAACGCGATGACTGTCGTATCCCGCGTGATGGATGTTGATCCCGTATATGCCCTCGATCGCGGTGTTCGGATCCATGTCCAGAACATTGTCACGGTTTCGATCTCGGTAGACTTTGACCGGCCGATGCTGAACCAGCGCAGGATATCGTCCGCGATGCATTCCGATCTTGTGGCTGCCTCGATACTGGCCAGCGACCAGAATGGCCGTACCAGCTGCGCGCATAGGATTGTGGAGCCAGTAAGTACCCGGATCTGTCGTTGCGGTAAAAGACAGATCGACCCATTGATCTCGGTGATCTTTGAACACGACATGCAGCTCGTCGTCGAATTGATTCGCCTTGCGATTCGAATTTCGAACACCGATCAAATTGACATTCCATTGTCCGTTCGTAAACACGACATGACCGAGCGATTTGACGCGCTTCAAAATTTCTGGCAGTTCGTTGCTCACCGACTAATCCCGCCTCCGGGGATGTAGACTGGCGAAACATTATCAGTCGCGATTCGGAGTCGATACCAGATCTTCCATTTCGCGTCAGTATCGGTGTCGACATCTGAAAGCGTGGACATAAATGCCGGAGCCAGAAAAAGGTACACTGGATCATCGCCTTCAAATTCGAAAGTTTGCTGGCTGAGTCCATTGTGCGCTTCGACTTCATTCTCGTTGTTGAGCGCGTATCCGACGCCTCTGACAATTCTCGTGTCGTTGTCGGCATCGTCGTTGTTCAGGTTTATTCCGAGCTGGGCCAGCCCCTTCACTGCGTCAACATTTGAGATCTCGGTTACGCCAAGATCGCCACCGATCTCAGTCATCACAGATCCATTTGATGTGTATGTATAGAACCCGGCTCCGACCCAGTTCAGATTTGATACTGTGTCGATTATGTCTCCGTCGGCAA